GCTGCGATCATGCCGTTAGCGCGCAACACCTCCAGCGCACCGCGCACGGTGGTCAGCTTTTTGTTGTTGGCGCGGTAGCCCTGCATCATGAACGCGCTGATGGTCTGGGCATCGGCCAATGACAACACCCTATTGCCAGCATCGGTGCGTTGCTTGCGGCCCTTTTTAAGGCCCAGCGCTTCCAGCTCGCGGTACAGTGTTGCCATAGAAACCCCCAGGCGATCAGCCAGGTCTTTTAGTATTGGTTGCTTTTGGCCATGACCGGCGGCTTCGGCAGCCCGCCAGGCATCGACCAGCATTTCAGCGGGCAGCGCCATATCAGGCCTCCGTGTCCCAACCTTCGGTATTAATCAGGGCAAACGCTTCGCGCAGTTCCTGTATTTCGCGTTCAATCTGATTTAACAGACCGACCAGAATGTCGTCCGAATTACCACCACCCAGTGCATGGTGATCGGATATCTGAGTCAGGCATTTGCGGTAGGTGGTACCCAGGGTCTCGGTGATTTGCTGTGTCAGCGTGGTGACTTCTGTCAGACTGTGATTCAGCAGCTCTTCGGGGGTGTTAAGGCGGGCGGCGCTGCCATCCAGTTTGGTGTGCAGCTGGTCTATTTCGCCGTTCTTTTTGGCCAGCAGTTTGTCTTTGGCTTCGTCCTTGGCTTTGGCGTCGCGCAGCTGTTTACGCAAGTCGGAACAACTCATGCGGTCGATTTCGTCCAGGGCGATACCGCGCACCGAACCGGCGTATTCCAGCTCTTTGATTTCTTCATCATCCAGAACCAGCATTTCAATCAGCTTGGTTTTACCGAGCTTCTGTAAATGCGCCGTTGACGGCGCATTTGCAAACTTCAGACTGACCTGCATGAACTTCTGAGCCATGCGCGGAGCGATATCCAGACGTTCAACGCGTTCCATAAATTCGCCGTATTCACACTGCTCCTTTAACAACAGCAAGCGGGAACCGATGGAGAACAGCTCCATGCTGACGCGCTGCTGGCTATCACGGATACCGGCCTCCAGCGCATCCGGATGCATTGGACCGTCGTAGCGCAGCTGGGTGGCCAGCGCCTTTGCGTTTTCTGCCTGCTCAAGCGACACCTGCACCATCTGATTGGCGGCGGCACTTACAGCCGGGTTGATTTCGAGTTCGTCGTGGTCGATGACGGTGGTTTGATTCTGTTTGCGGGCCATGATGGTTTGTTCCTCAGTTAACAGGTGTGGTCATACGGGTGCGCAGCTCGGCTAAGCGCTGCTGGGCTTTGTCGAATTCGTGCAATACGTTCATCGCCCGCTGGGCAACGCGGATGCTGGCGCGAATGCGGTTGGTTTCTGGTATGCGTTCAGCCCAGCCTGTTGCCTCCAGCGTGGCCACGTAGCGGCTTACGTTGGGTGCGGTGTAACCGGTGGCCTTGCAGATGTCTGATGCGGTCAGGCCATGCACCGTATGGCGCAGCAGCAGATCCAGAACGTTCAGAATGCATTCGGCTGATTTGTGGGTGCTCATATCAATCTTCCCATCCGTCCATGTACGTTCCTTATGCTGCGTCAGCAGCAGCGGCTTTTAGGATTCCTGGGACGACTTCCAGACCGGTGGCGCGACTAAGTTCCAGCAAAATGCGAAAGCTGAGACGACCGCGTGGTAGGTCGTCCTGCCCGGCGTAACGCGCCACAACCTGAGTGACGGTGCGAGGCTCAAAACCCTTATCAAGAGCGAACTGGCGGAAGTTGCTGTCTTGCTCAACCAGGCGGGCCTGAATCGCCCGCATGGCTAGCCGTTTGGCTTGGCTTTTAATGCGGCTTTGTTCGCTCATGGTAGTAATGTCCTCAATTCGTTAAACTGTACTCAATGTGTTTACTATAAGAACACAATTTGTTTACGTCAATACTGAGATACACAAAATGGATACTAAAAGTGCAGAGGCCGTTATAAACCGCCTAAAGCGCGCATTGCATGTAGATAGCGATGCAGAGCTATGCAGAGTCACAGGAGTGAACAAGCAAACTCTCAGCAATTGGAAAGCCAGGAATTCCGTACCGTACCCATTGTGTGTACAGATATCTGAAGAAAGAGAAGTGTCGCTCGACTGGCTTTTAACTGGATCTGGGCCTCTACACCGGGGGGCCGCCCCAGAAACGGGACAAGTGGTAGAAGAATCCGCCACGTACATGAGCACAAGGGAGCGTGCTCTTTTAGACTTGTTCAAGGAGCTGAGCGAAGAGGATCAGAGAGAGATATGCCGGGACGCTGAGGAAAAGAAACGCATGCGCAATCTAGAAGCCCAGCTTCAGGAAGTTCAGGCCGCGCTGGCCGTCCTTAAAAAGTCGGGTTAAAGTGTACCTAATTGGTTAATAAGTACCTCAACAAGGAAGTTTTATGTTCAGAATAATTTTAGTCACTGGCATGTTGCTGCTTGGCAGTAATGCCTGGTCCGGTGCTTATTTTGTATGCACGGGTGCTGATGGCAAAAAGACATTTCAGGATAAGCCTTGCCCAGGGCAAGGTGTCGATATGCCGAAGTCTGTTGATGAGCAGCAACAGGTTCTTGCGGAAAAAAAGGAATACCAGTCAAAACCCGTTAAAAAAAATCAGTGGGTTTTTAATCAAACTTCCGATGATATGACCGATACTCAATCCTGTGGTATGCGCCTTGGCCCAATTCGTATCGGCTATGTTAATGGCAAATTTACATCGGTAAATCTGATCATTGTAAATACTGGCGACATGATGGCATTAGCAGTGCACACGACGAGTGATCATCCTCTTTTTCATAACGATATTTCGGGCCTTGGGATGAAGATTGGTGAATATGAGTTCTCACCATTCAGTATGAAGTATGGACAGTCATCAATTGGTTTTTTACCTCAGGAAACCAATCAAATAGTCGAGGAGCTGAAAAACTCCGCGGCGCTTCGATTACGTCTCAGATACTGGCCTTACGATACCAGATATGACAGCGATCCATTTTCTTACACCGGATTCGATGACGCTTTTAAACAGATGACTGAGTGCAAAGGTTAGTGGAAAACTTTAAAGGGAGATGGGTGTTATGAGTGATGCAGAAGATAAGGCTAAGAAGGTCATTGAGCGAATGAATGCGACCTGGGTAAAGGCTGGCCGATCACAGTATGAAGCAGGCATTGGAGCCGCTGTACTTGCATTAATAGAGCGAGGTGATTCTCTTACCGCAGAGTCTATTATCGGCTATCTGCAGCAAGAGATTGAGAGTGGATCAGAGCTTATTATCCGCAGTCGGAATGAAGCTGCTGAAGAAGCCCTGCTGGTGGCAATGCAGAAAAACTGCCAATAATCGCAGCCAGAAACAGGCAGTCTTCTTCGCTGAAGGAGGACGGTAGTTCGTCAATCATTTTGTGCAAGGCAGCTTTGGCTGGTGTGGGTGATTTTTCACTTTGACTCATGGCTGTGTCCTCTTTTGGCAAAGGTGTTTTATCGGTATTTGCACACGCTTCGGAGCATGAACGACGAGCCAGAATTCTGGATCGAATTGCTTCAAAACGCGCAACATAGCGCTGAATCTGCCGATCAGTTACCTGAATGGTTCCGGGGTGTGATTCAGGGGAGTCGGGGGCGTGAGGATCCGTGAGTTCGTCTCGGCCAGTGACAGAGGCCTCCCATTTCTCACTCAGCTTTATCAGCTCTTTAAGTACATTATCTGCACCGCCCAGGTGACTGGCAAATGTTGGGTTGTTAAGTGCATACAGGTAATCAGAGACGGTATGGCAGATAATGGTTTCCAGCGCCAGACCAGATTGCTCAAGGACATTTGTTCGTTCGGTTTCTTGCTCGCAGTTGGTGGTCTCTGATTTATTCATAATAGGCTCGCCTGTATTAGGTGGAAGAAACTTGAGCTCGCACAAAACAGTCTTTGGCTTCCAGCAGCTTTCGCATACCGGCTTGTTTTTCAGGGCCATCCGGGAGTTGTTTTTCCATCTGCTGTGCCAGGTCGCCTAGTGGCTTACTGACGGCCTGAAGATGCTCTGGCAGGTGGTCGTATTTGAAGTATTGTAAAGTTGATGTAGGCATTGGGTTATCTCTGAGTAAGGGATTGGAAATAGTTGGAACGGTGAAAATAATCAACGCTACGGAGGCCGCAGAATCGCCTCCAGCTCTTCAGTGTATTCCCGCATCAACCGTTGCCGGGTCGCCAGCGCCCGGTAGGTTTCATCATTCAAACATTCCAGATCTGCTGCTGTGATTGGCGGTAGTACCGGACGCGCCGGTACAGGAAGAGTCACAGGTTTATAACGAACCGACGAGCAGCCGCTATTTCCAAGTGTTATCAAAATGGCTGCGATCACCATTGGCAATCTGGCGTTCTTCATTGGCCTTTTCCTGCCGATGCTTTTTCTGTAATTCTTCACGGGCCTGGTTAATCGCGGTCAGCTGCTGTGTTGCGGCTTCGGCCTGATCGGCACGCTGTTGCTCTGCCTGTGCTTTTTCAGCGGCTGCGCGTGAGCGCCAGTACATGGCCAGCATGGCCCCCAGCACAGCCAGATAACGCCACAACTTGCTGAGAAAATTATTCACGCACGATCTCCGGTTCTGAATGATGGGCGGTTGGGTCTCTGATTCGTGTCAGGCTTTTTTCGGTGTACTCCCGGCCTACCCAGGCACCCAGAATACCCACGGCCGCCAACCCAAAATCAGCGGCGTTCATATCCGGGATTATCCCAAAGGGTGTGGTCAGCCCTGCGGCCAGAAACTTGATGATGAGCACCAGCCAGCTGATGGCCACAAAAAATAGCGTAACGCTTTGCTTTCCGCGTGCATCGCACAGGGTTGGTACTGTTCTCATTATTTGCTCCGCTTAACGATAGCCAGCGCTTGCTCCTGAGTATGGAGACCTTCCACGTACACCGTTTTGGGCTTTCCCCAGAGCTTCGGCACTTTGACTGCGGTTAATACCTGGCGGCGTGCCTGCCCCCGACGCAGTGGCGCTGAAATGTGCACCCATTCTCCGAATTCCAGAATCATTTGGTCGTAGTCGGCACGTCCCATGATGTCTTCGGCTAATTGCATCGGGGTAATACCGGCGGCGGTTATGTCGGCCGCCAATCCCTGTATGTGCTGAGAGGTCGGTACACCACCAATTTTTTTATTAACGGCAGGGCTTCGGTAACCCGACGAAACGGTAATAGGCCGACCTGTTAAGGCGCGTACAGGTTGCAGAACGTCGTTACACAGGCGATGTATTCGGGTGTAGATCACGCCGCCGATACGCACGCTGTTATCCAGGCCATACCGCGCAGCCGTTTGGCTGCGGGTAAATTCGTCCAGGTAAAAGTTTTCTGATAGTTGATGGCGATCCATTACATAACATCCCCCTTGCTGGTTCTGATTTTTAAAACAGCTTTTGGTTTTTAAAACCGAGTGAGGTCAGTTTGCATGGCTCGCGCGGGGCAATCTTTTAAAGGACTTTAAAATATTGCTTATAAACAGGTGGGTACACTGAGGGAAATTAGTTTGAGGCTACATCATGGGGATCATGGATGCACTTAAAGATTGGTGGGTGCCACTGATCACCATTGTTAACTTCATTGCGGTTTGGGTTGCATGGTCATTTCGTAAAGCGACCGTAAGCCCTGATGATTTCAAAGGCTTTACTACCGAAATTGCCGGATCAATTGAGAAGCTGGAAAACGATCTGAAGGGCCAGAAGAGTGCTCAGGATAAGATTCTGGCAGAGCAAGACAGGCGCCTGGTTAAAGTTGAAGCCGAATTAAAACACCTGCCCCGACATAAAGACTTTGAGGATATTCATGTTCGCATCGGCGGAATATCCCGATCGTTGTCAAAAGTTGAAGGCGCTATGAATACGATGAATCAGCAAAGCAGTCTGATTTATCAGCATCTGTTAGACCAATCCAAATCCAGGGGGTGAAGATCATGAATTTCTCAGACCGTGTGTCTGCCCGTGAGCGGCTGATTGTTCTGCAACTGTTAATGCAGGATGCCGACAACGCTGTTACTGAATACGAACTGAAGCAGTCTATGGCGGCGGTCGGCCAGACAATTTCAGGACAGGATTTAAAAGATCAGTTGCGCTGGCTGGAACGCCAATGGCTGGTAAAACTTGAGCCATCGCTGTTGGACAGCACAGGCATGATCGTCCGCATTACTGAGCGTGGCGCGGATGTTGTCAGTGGCGCGATGTCTGTTGATGGCATTGAGAAACCACGTAAAGAGGTGTTCTGACATGGGTCGTCAATCCAGCATTAAACAGTTGGCTCCGGATCTGCTGGATAAGCTGAATGAGCTGCTGCGCGATCCGCGTATTAATCAGCTGGATGCGACGGCTCGTATTAACGAGATTCTGGAAGAACGCGGCGAAGATCCTATCAGTAAATCTGCGGTAAACCGCTACAAGATGAGCATGGATCAGGTGGGACGTGCTATCCGGGAAAGCCGGGAGATGGCCGATATCTGGATCGGTAAGCTGGGTGCTGCCCCGCAAAGTAAGGTGGCTAACCTTACGTCGGAGATTATCCGTAACTCGCTGATTGATTTATCGCTGGCGATTCAGCGCATCACGATGGGTGAGTCTGATCCAGAGGTTGTCGCGGGTGCCGTTAAGATGGTTAAGGATTTAGCGTTTAGCCATGAGAAGCTGGAAAAAGCCGTCAGCGAAACCACGAACCGCGAAGCCAAAATTAAAGAGCAGGCCCGACAAGAGGCATTGCAGGAAGCAGCGAAAAACGCTGAAGAAACCGCGCGCGCTCAGGGTATGGATGAAGACCAGGTAACGTTCTGGCGTAACAAGGTTCTGGGAGTTTAACCCATGGCGATTAAACCCCGCGCCGATACTATCCGCTGCGTTGAATGGGATGAGTTGCCCGCCAGTGCGCGCAACATTCCCGACGGCTTTAACCCTGCTGCTGAAGGCGTTTTGATGAAGCACCAGGTGAAGTGGTTGCGCATCACTGCACCTATCAAAGTTTGCTCAAAAGGCCGCCGAACTGGGATTACCTTCGCCGAAGGTTTGGATTCACCGCTAACCGCTGGTGCAACGAAAGCGGCTGGCGGCATGGATGTTTTTTATATCGGCGATACCAAAGAGAAAGGTCTGGAATTTATCGGCTATTGCGCGAAGTTTGCAAAAACAATCGCGCAGGCACAGGCCGGTGGTATGTCGGAAATTGAAGAATTTCTGTTTGAAGATCAGCAGGAAGACGGCACAACAAAACACATCACCAGTTACCGCATTCGCTTTGCTTCGGGTTTTAAAATTGTCGCGCTGTCCAGCAACCCTGCGAACATCCGCGGTCTGCAGGGTAAAGTTATTATTGATGAAGCGGCATTCCATCGTAACGTCGCGGCAGTTATTGATGCTGCAACCGCGCTGCTTATTTGGGGTGGTCGCGTTTCTATTATTAGTACGCACAATGGTCGTGCGAACGCATTTAATAGCCTGATTAAAGATATTGAAGACGGCCGTTACGGTGACAGTGCTGAGGTATTTACCTGCACGTTCGATGACGCGGTAGCCAATGGGCTGTATGAACGTGTGTGCATGATGAAAGGCGAAAAGCCAACCATCGAAGGCAAAAAGCAATGGTATGCCACCATCCGCAATGCGTACGGCCCACGTAAAGCTCAGATGCGCGAAGAGCTGGACGCAATTCCCCGCGACGGCACCGGTACGAGCATGCCGGGTATCTGGATTGATAATGCAATGCCGGATAAACCTTATCGGCCCGTCGTTCGCCTGGCACTGGCAGATGACTTTGCTCAGAAGCCTGTAGATGAACGTGAGGACTGGGCGGCTGACTGGATCAGACGTTACATCGACCCGGTGTTGGCACTTTGCACGCCAGAGCATTTGCATGTGTTCGGCCACGATTTTGCCCGCCATCGCGACTATTCCATTTTCACGCCGCTGGCCATTGAACCAGGGCGGCATCGTTACTGCCCCTTCGTTTTTGAAATGCATAAGGTACCAACGCGGCAGCAGGAGCAAATTATCTGGTACATCCTTGATCGGCTTCCGCGATTTTGTGGCGGCGCGATGGATGCCACAGGCTCTGGTGAAACTCTGGCGGAATATACGGCGGATAAATACGGCAGCGGCATGATTGCTCAGGTGAAATTGAACCGGGGCTGGTACGGCAGCTGGATGCCAAAAATGATTCAGCAATTTGAGGACGGTACGATTCAGGTTCCGAAAGATCAGGATCTGGCGAATGATCTGCGCGCCATTGAGGAGGTTGATGGTATTCCGTTGGTGAGCAAACAGCGCCGACAGGATTTAAAAGATCCTGACACTTACCGCCACGGCGACTTTGCGCCGTCTCTGGCGCTGGCAAATTTCGCCAGCATTGAAATGCGTCAGGGGCCGGTTGAGGTGGCCAGTCGCCACCGCCGCCAGACGGCTGGTTTACTTGAGGGGTATGTATGAATAACGGCATCTGGATTAGCCCTGATCAGTTTGTGCAATTCGGCGAAAAAGCGTCTGGGTTTTCTGATCACATTGTGACCCGCGATCGGGCACCTGATTTTTCTGGCCTGGGTAGTTATCTGCCTAACCCTGACCCTATTTTGAAGGCTCAGGGTAAGGATGTGTCGGTCTATCGCAGTTTGCGCGGGCATGCGGCTGTTGGTGGTGCTATTCGTCGCCGTAAGGCCGCTGTAACTGCGTTGGAGTCGGGTGTTAAGCGAGGTAATGCATCGGCACGCGTTGAGGCAAATATTAAAGCCATTATCGACGATATCGACGTCGTGCAGTTCACACGCGATGTATTGGAAGCCACGCTTTATGGTTTTCAGCCGATTGAGCTGTTGTGGAACAAAGGCCAGCGCTGGACGATCCCTGGTGAGTTAATTGCTAAGCCGCCGGAGTGGTTTACCTTCAGCACTAAAAATGAATTGCGGTTCCGAAGCCGCCAGTCTCCGTTGGAAGGTGAGCCGTTGCCGGAACGTAAATTCCTGCTGCCGCGCAACGATGCAACGTATCAGAACCCGTGGGGTGTGGCGGATCTGAGTATGGTGTTCTGGCCAGCCACATTTATGAAAGGCGGCCTGCGCTTCTGGGTTCAGTTTGCGGAAAAATACGGCACTCCATGGCTGGTCGGTAAGGTTCCCCGCAACACTAACCGTTCTGTGAAAAATGATCTGGCAGCTGATCTGGAGGCCATGATTCAGGATGCGATCGCAGTGGTACCGGATGACTCCAGCGTCGATATTATTGAGGCCGGATCGAAAGCGGGGGCGGCTGATGCGTATGAGAAGTTGCTGAAGTATTGCCGATCTGAGATCAATATCGCATTGCTCGGCCAGAATCAGACCACGGAATCGAACAGCACAAACGCCAGTGCAACTGCGGGCCTTGAGGTTGCGGATGATCTGCGCGACAGCGATGCGGGATTGGTATGCAGCACAATGAATACTCTGATTGAGTGGATCATGTATGCCAATGGAATGTCTGGCCCTGCACCCAAGTTTGATATGTGGGAGCAAGAGCAGATTGATGATGTTCAGGCAAAACGAGACCAGTCGCTTACCGGTGCCGGTGTTCGCTTTACCAAAAGATACTGGATGCGAACTTATGATCTGAATGATGACGATCTGGAAGACACCGTAAAGGTTGAACCAAAAACTCCGGCCCCAGCGGTTCAGTTTGCAGAAGGTGATCCCGCAAATGACAACCCGGTACGCAAGCGGACAGCTGAGCTGTCAGAGCAATTGATGCAGGCTGCTGCCGATCCTCTTCGCGCCTGGCTGGAAGTTATCCGTGGTTTGGCAGCCGCTGCCGGTAATCTGGATGCATTGCATACGCAGCTGCTGGAAGCGTATGAAAGCCTTGATGCTGAAAGCATGAGGACGCTGTTTGAATCTGGATTCATGGTGGCTCAGGCGCGTGGTATTGAGGACGTGGCGACTGAAGCCGGTCAGTCTATGGGGTATGCCTTCGCCGAACCAACGGCGGTGTTTGCCGAGCAGCTGGCGGCTCTGCAAATCCGTCTGCGAAATCTTGTGCCAACAAAGCGCTGGACAGATCTGCAGAAGAACGCGCATGACCGGGCCTTTGTTGTCGCTGGAGCAAAGAAAGCGGATCTGCTGAATGATCTGGCCAGCGCAGTTATGACAGCCATTCAAAATGGCGGAACCATTGAGTCGTTCCGTGCTGACTTTGACGCGATCATTGATCGGACTGGCTGGTCATACAATGGCGAGCGTAACTGGCGTACGCGGGTTATCTATTCCACCAACATGAGCAGCAGTTACCACGCTGGGCGCTTATCCCAGCTCAATGATCCTGATTTGCAGGCAGTGGCGCCATTCCGTATGTATCGGCATGGAGGTAGTGCCGAACCACGCCTGGAACATTTGAAGTGGGATAAAATTACCCTGCCCGCAACAGACCCTTGGTGGGATACCCATTACACGCCGAATGGTTTTGGCTGCAGTTGTTATGTGATTGCGGTATCCCGCGCAACAGCAGAGCGTATGGGCGGTCGTTTTGAAACACCGCCAGCAGACCTTCCGGGGGATATCGGTGAAGGGTGGGATTATGCACCTGGTGCAAATTCAGAAGCGGAGATTCGGCTAATCGTTGAGCGTAAACTGCTACAACTTCCGCAAGTGTTGGCCAGAGCTTATGCCGATGCCTGGCGGGCGGAGCTGGGGCGTGTACGATGAGTATCAGCATTGAGGTGAACGACGGCGAAGTCGGTACGGCTTTACAGTCGCTTTATGATGCGCTGGGGAACATTGATCCCGCACTTAAGGAAATCGGTGAGGTGCTGGTCGACAGCACCAAACAACGCTTTAAGACAGCTACCGCACCAGACGGAACCCAGTGGGAAGATAATGCTGAGTCGACACTGATCAACTATGCCTCCCGCTTTAAGACCTCGTTTACCAAGAGTGGCCGCATATCGAAGAAAGGCCGACAGCGAATAGCAAACAAGCTGCCTGGTACTGGTGAGACCAAACAGCTGCAGACTCAGATCTTCTACAACGTAAAGAATGGCGTTCTGGAGGTCGGATCGCCTCTGATCTATTCAGGCACGTTCCACTTCGGTGCGAAGAAGGGCCAATACGGGAAAGGCGTTCCGTGGGGAAAGATTCCTGGTCGCAAGGTTGTGGGTCTATCAAAGGAAGATCAAACCAGCATCAACGACATCATCCCCCGCTATCTGGGCTTTGCATAG